TCAATTTCTTCATATGTCATATTTTGCATTTCATCCACAATAATGATAGCATCATCAAATGACATACCACGAATGAATGATGTAGAAATAAATTCAATATGTCCTTGTTCTTCTAATCTATCCCATGCATCTTTGCGACCAAAAAGGGTGTCGCAGATTTGACGATATGGTTGTTGATAGATTTCCATCTTCTCATTTACGTCACCTGGCAAATGTCCAATCTCTCGGGACTGAACGGCAGAACGTACTACAATGATTTTAGCAAATGGATTTGATTTGTCCATTACTTCTTCAATTGCTTTATACAATGCACAGAATGTTTTACCTGTACCCGCTACACCGTGAAGTGCTACGAAATAGTCTCCACGTTTATATGCATCAAAAAAGAGTTTTTGGTTTTCTGTTAGTGGATCAAAAGTTTTTAAATCATCTAGTCTAAGTCTGAGTGTATTGTTGACCGATTTAAGTCTTGTTGTTGGAACATCGGGTTCAGTATTTGCGGTTTTAACTGCGCTTGATTTTCTTGCCATTGGAGCCCTTTTACTTGTTGTATGGTGTATTCCCATTATTAAAACGTGTTAACGTTTCCTAAAGGATGTGCTTCTTTAGCCTTTGCAAGGACTTCTCTAAATCCATTATCTGGTTTCCGAATACCCAATCTAATTGGGTCACCTAATGATGGTGCCCCTAGTAAAATAGATTCCAGTTGCGGATTGTCTTTTAAGTATTCTTCTCTAACACTAATGCTAAAGAATTTTTCTGTTATTTCACCCGTATCTTTATTGATGAAGTTGTATGTTGGCACTATTTACTCCGTATGAGAACCATTCTGGGATTTCTCTGTTTTTCCATTTTGCAAATCTACTCTTATCATGTATATAGTAGTTTTGATACGAACGAATAGAATCATTCGTTACTTTGTATATATCTGGCATCGCAGGCGTAGGTTCTGTGAATGGAATGTCAGCAATGTTTTCTGGATGCAGATAAAGATACTTTGCATATTTTTCACATGCATGATTCTTACCATATCTATGTGTGTACTCAGCCAACAAGTGAGTCCACATCTGATACAGCCACATATAGTTTTGTTTGCTTGCACGAACCCATATGTTTGACGGATGATTAACGTGTGATGCTTTCATCAAGCCGTGTTCAATGATTTCGTTTTTCATGCGCCAACGTTGAATGTTACGATTGTTAGCAGTCTTATCAATATACTTTTCACCATCAAGAACACGATGTGCGGTAGACATGAGTTGTGCATACTCAATAATCATTTTAACAACGTGTTTGTCTAAGTGCATTTCAGCACAAACTTTTGGTTCGGAATTCAAATAAAAGATGTTCATATTTTCTCCACAATCATTTTGTCGCCATTATCAGTACCAAACGACATGTTATCATAGTATACACGAACAAGACCCTTTCGTGCAAGCGAAACACAGGTAATACATGCACCAAAGTAATTTACATTTTCGGTAATCTCATCAACAGATTGGCTTGGAACACCTTCAGCACGGGATAACATCTCTGTCATTAACACAATGTCTTCCATGCGTTCATTAAATTCGCTGTCGCCTTCGTCAATTATTTCCATTAGTATTTCTAAATTTTCATTAGAAAGTTTTTTAAAGAATCTACCTAATGATGTGTACGGATTACGCATCAGCATTTTTGCTACTGATTTTGTTACTGGTAAAAGTTTATCTGATTCAATAATCTTTTCCATATCTGGATGTGAATTCTCAAAGTCAATAGGATCGTCTTGCATTAAATCTCCACGTATTTTAGTTTAAAGTTATCAGCACGGTCTTCGTAATTAATGTAACCACGTGGATTGCAAACAACCCTAGTAGTGCCAATCATATAATCAAATTCTTCATGTGTATGCCCATGAGTCCACAATTTAATTTGTGGATGATTCAAGATGAAATCATCTAAACGGCTACTGTATGCACCATTCACAATCACTTCGGTTTGATATCGTGGATGCGTAGATGCTTTGCTAGGTGCATGATGCCCAACAACAACATACTTGTTTGGATTCATGCTTGCAAGCATAGCAATAGTCTCTTGAATGTATTGTAACATTTTTTTGTGATCTTGTACAGTATCTTCTGGCAAGAATTTAGCAGGACGTTTATGAAACGTAGGAATCTGAGTGCCTTCTTCATTCACATCAAATGTTCGGTATGAAACCATTTCGGAACTACTATTTTCAATAACACGAAAATCATTCATCACGCCACGAATATGTGCAAGTGTAACAGGGTCTTGTGCATTCATATCAGTCCACAATGTACCGCCAATAAATGTTACGTCATCAATTGTCACATGCTCTTTATCAAGAATGTGCAAGTTCTCAATGTGCCCAAGATAGTTTCGCAGAATCGTAAACGTTTCAGCATAGTCACCATTGTAGTGTTCGTGATTGCCAGCAATGTAAATCACTTTAGGAAATTCAAATGTGCAACGTTTAAAGAAATCAACATAACGTTGACTTTTACCACTTTCTACAAGTCCATCAGATTCACGAAAATCTGCGGCAACGCAAATATCGCCAGACAGTATTAATACGTCAGCGTTTTCTTCGTTCTTTAAAATCAAGTCACCAAATTCAAGGTGAACATCCGATGCAATAGCAATTCTCATTTGTACTCTCAATCTGTATGAGGTGGGAGAACATATTCTTCACAATAAAATTTAAGTTTAGAAAGTGTCTCATTTACATCTTTATGCAGTATAGTAATACCGCCAGCGGCACCAAATGAATCAATTACATCTGGTGTGTCATCAACTAATATAGTTGTGGATTTTGCGTATGCGGCTTTTAATTTACGCCCAGGTACAGTATTTATTTTAAATTCAATTCCACGTTCGCAAAGCCATTGTGTCTTTTGAATTGTCACTTCAGTATGATATTTCATTCCACCACTTGAAGTCAACATTTCAATTTCAATGTTTTTTGGTATAGTTCGGACATATGCAAGCAATTCTTGCCCGCCAGGATTCCAATCTAGTGTCGCAAAGTTTTCACCTTCAATGAATTTAACCCAATTAGATGAAAAGTTTTTTCTATCCCTAGATGAACCAGGACTTTCGTTAAACAATTCAAGGTAGCGTTTTTCAAAAGAACACAAAACACCATCCATATCAAGATACAGTTTACTTACAACCATATAATTAATCCAATAACAATCATAATTACAAAATATTCCATGAGAGTGAAATGTTGGATCAGTTTATAAAACCAATCATAGCGTAACAATCTCTGGTATATGCTAAATTTCATTCTGACATTCTCGCAATTAAATTTTGTAAAACAGGCTCAATCTCAAAAGAAGGAATGCTTGACATATACTGAACGTATGTTACAACGTCAGTACCCGTCAAGCCTTTATCCCACGCTTCAAGGATGTATCGTTCTATTACTGCACGGTCATCCATTACTACTCCAATAATTTTATGTTCTAATATATGCTTCAGCAAATTGGCGGTCTTCAAAGTCTGCAACGTCTGTATCAATTTCATCTAACAGGTTGACGGGTTTCTTTGCAGAAGACTTTGCCATTGCAGACATAATTCCATCAAGGGAATCACCAGCACGAACGGGCACAGGAGTAACTTTCTTAGCTTTCACAGGCTTTGTGGCCTTAGCAGTTTTAGCAACAGCAGTTTTAACTGTAGTTGTCTTAGGCTTTGCAACAGCTTTGGTGGCTGAAGCGGCAAATGCACCACTAGCAATTAGTTGTTTCATTTCGTCAATGTTGACGAGTTCGTAACCAACTACCTTGCGACCATCACGGACGCTTTTGATGACAGCACCAGCAAAGATTTTCGTGTCAAGTAAAACATTTGAAACACGGTATACACAATCGTATTCCATTTCTTCACAAAGTTTCTCTGCACTAAAAACGCCGCCCTGTGTGAGGACGACAATAGCTTTTTGCCAACGATTTGATTTTGCCATAATATAATTTCCTTAAAAAGAGTTAATCAACAG